TCATAATATTTAAAGTACTTTATCAGATTTTAATAAATACAATATTAAAACAAAGGAGTATTGAATGGCAACCGCCCAAACAAAGAAACGCTTACGTACAATTCAAAAAAGAGTCCAAAAAACAAGCAAACTAGGTACAGGCTCTAGATTTAAAGCCGTAGTAGCTTCCGCAAAAGCAAGTGGAGCAGAAAACCCTGCAGCGGTGGCAGCAGCCATTGGAAGAAAAAAATACGGTCAAAAGAAAATGGGTCAACTAGCAGCTAAAGGAAGAAAAAAGAAATAAATGATTAAAAAGAAATTAACCTTTAAACAAGAACTATTTTGTAAAATATTCGCTACAGATCTACAATATAGAGGAAACGCAACACAATCTTATATTAAAGCCTATAATATAGATACTACTATCCCAGGTAAATATAGTGTTGCTAATAGTGGCGGAATAGAGAACATGGCAAAACCTGTTATCAAAGAAAGAATACGAGAATTGCTAGAAGCTTCGGGATTTAATGCAGTTAGAATAGATGCGAGACTTTTAGAATTAATTGAACAAAAAGAGGATAAAAGTTCTTCCGTAAATGCGATTAAAGAGTTCAACAAGGTACATGGAAGGATAATAGATAGGCTAGATGTTACCCTAAATACTGCTGAAAAGCTAAAAGATGCCAAGAAAAGAAGAGAAAGGGCAAAGATAAGATGACTAAAAATGAGAAAATTCTGATGGAAATATTAATAGACATAGAAAAAAGATTGGAAAATACATTATATCACGGTAGAATAATTGTAGAATTAGACATTGTAGCTGGGAATATATCCAAGAAATACAAGGTAAATAATGAAACAAGGATAGTAGGATGAATCAAGATAAAGAGAAGCTATTATGGAAAGAGATTAATAATTAAATAACTAATAGGATAATTCACAACAACGAAAACCTATATTGAGACTTTAAGTAGTCTTGGTATAGGTTTTTTTTATTTGAGGAAGAATGAGTGATGAATATGAAATACAATTAGCAGATGATATGGCAAGCTTTGAACATGACCCTTTGGGATTTGTTTTATATACTTTTCCCTGGAATGAAGGAGAATTGAAGGGCAAAGCGATTGAATCTTGGCAAAGAGAAATATTAGAACAGCTCGGGAATGGCGTGTTAAATGTTTCTCAAGCAGTTAGATTAGCAGTAGCTAGTGGTCATGGAATAGGGAAAAGTGCTTTAGTAGCATGGATAATCTTATGGTCTTTGAGTACAAAAGTAGACACAAAGGGAATCGTAACAGCAAACACAGAAACGCAGCTCAAGACTAAGACTTGGTCGGAGTTAGCTAAGTGGTACAGGCTTTCTATTATGAAGCATTGGTTTGTTTTTAAATCAACCGCTCTATTCTCTGCGGATAAAGCCCATGAGAAAACATGGCGAGTAGATATGATTCCGTGGTCTGAAAATAACACAGAAGCGTTTGCAGGCTTGCATAATCAAGGGAAAAGAGTTGTTCTTATATTTGATGAGGCATCCGCCATACCAGATGTTATTTGGGAAGTATCTGAGGGAGCATTGACAGATGAAGGTACAGAGATTATTTGGTGTGCTTTTGGGAATCCTACAAGAAATATAGGCAGATTCAAAGAATGTTTCACCAGATATAAGCATAGATGGCAGCAAAGACAAATTGATTCACGCAAAATAAGCTTTACTAACAAGAAACAAATAGACGAATGGATTGAAGATTATGGGATTGATAGCGACTTTGTCAAAGTTAGAGTACGTGGGGAGTTCCCAGCAGTTGGAGATAATCAGTTTATTTCTAGTATTTATGTAGACCTAGCAAGAGGGAAACATATAGATACAAGAGCTTATACGTTTGCTCCAAGTATAATAGGTGTTGATCCTGCTTGGGATGGGGGCGATAAGATTGTAATTGCATGGAGACAAGGGAATATTTCAAAGATATTAGCTACATACGCTAAGAATGATGATGACTTTGTATTAGCTCAAAATCTTATAAGGTTTGAAGATGAGTACAAAGCAGATGCGGTCTTTATTGATTTTGGATATGGAACAGGCTTATATTCTGCTGGCAAACAATTAGGGAGAAAATGGACATTAGTACAGTTTGGGGGAGCATCTAGCAAGATAGAGTATGTCAATAAAAGAACTGAAATGTGGGGAGACATGAGAGGTTGGTTAAGAGATGGTGGAGTAATACCAGATGATTCGGAGTTATGTCAAGAGTTAATAAGCCCCGAATATTATACAGCACCTACAGGCCCGAATATTGGCAAGATAATGTTAGAGAAAAAAGCAGATATGAAGGAACGAGGAATTGGCTCAACAAATAAAGGCGATGCTTTAGCTTTAACATTTGCCTTTAAAGTAAGAAAGAAAGAACATAATCCTTTATTAAAGGGCAATAATACAGCTGGAAGGAAAGATTATGCCATTATACCAAGAACCAAGATGGTTAAGAAACGTCGCTAATTTAAAAATATATGGTGGGAAATGTGATGATTTTATTGATACATATTATATGACTAAAGATATTTTTTCAGATAATGAGAATATAAAGACGAAAGAAGACTTTAAAAATAGTTATGATAACATTATATTAGATGTTGCGGTAGCAAGAGATGACAAGAATGAGATAGTCTGTGCTAGTTATATATTCCCATTTGGGTACAGAGCTGTTAATTTTACTGGATATGCCCAAAAAGACTATCATAATCCAGCAATCACACTTGAATGTGCAAAAGCTATGTTAAGATATTACTTTGAAAAGTATAATACTATCAATAGGATAGATGCGATGGGAAGAATAAATAATAGAGTATCTAGATGGTTTATTACGAAGTTGGGATTTAAACGTATAGGAACTATCCCAAAGTTTGGAATAGTTGGCAATACAGAAGTAGATTATTATTTTTCTACTTTATTACGTGAGGAGGCATTAAAATGGGCTTAGGAAATATAAAACCAATTGCTTTTCTTCAAGGAAAGGTTGGACAACTTGTAAAAGGTAAAGTGAAGGATGCAATTGTTAACTCAAAGATAGATCCGTCAACTTTAGGAGGCGGTTCTTTTTCTACGAGTGCAGCCGCAAGAAGAAAGCGTTTATTAAGTTTACAAAGAGGGTTTTTGTCTACAATAAGAGGTGGCCCAACCAGTTCGGACAATACAAACTTACTTACATCATCCTTAACAGGCAAAGATAATTTGGGGCAATAATATGAGTTTTACTTTAAAGCAAAAAATAGAACGTAGATTTAATGATTTAAAGAATGATGCTAGTGATTTTTTAGAATCTTGGCAAATATTAAGTGAATGGATACAACCTAATAGGGGCAGTTTTGATGATGCAGACCCAGAAAAAGGCACTCTTTTAGATAATCAGGATAATATTAACAATAATCCTAGATTAGCTAATAGAACATTTGCTGCCGGGATGTACTCCGGTATGACTAATCCTAGCAGAAATTGGTTTCGACTAGAAATTGAAGATGAAGAAGAAGAAAATAGTCATGCTGTTAAAGTATGGTTAGAAGCTTTAGAAAAGAAAACCCGTACAATATTCGCCCAAAGCAATATATATCAATCGTTTTATTCTATGTATGAAGAGATTTCGATGTTTGGCAGTACTGCTGCATTAATGGAAGAAGACTTTGAAAAGGTAGTAAGATTAAGAACTTTTACAGCTGGTGAATACTTTCTAGGAAATGACAATAATGGGAAAGTAAACACATTTGCTAGAGAATTTGCAATGAGTATATCTAATATAGTAGATGAATTTGGCATAGATAATGTCAGTCCTGGGGTTAAAAGCCAATATAATAATAAGAATTTAGACAGTACGGTTATAGTAAGACATTTAATCACACCTAGAAAGTATATAGCAAATGATAATAAAAGTAATTTAAATATGCCTTTTGCTTCTTATTATTGGGAAAAAGGTGGTGAAGAAACTAAACTTTTAAAAGAAAGTGGTTATAAACAATTCCCTATTCTTGCTCCACAATGGGGAAGAACTAAAACAAGTGATATATATGGCAAAGGTAGCCCAGGGTGGGATTCTATTGCAGATATTAAACAAATGCAAACGATGGAAAAAGACAAACTCTATAATTTAGCTTTAATAAGTGATCCTCCCGTAACAATAGA